GGCCGCTGTTGGGTGTGTCATCCGGGATCTGCTTCTCGGCCAGCTTGATGCCGGTGATGATGCTGCCCTCGTACTGCTTCCACTTCTCTTGCAGCGGGTTGAACTTGCTGGCCAGGAAGATGAAGAAGCCGACCATCGCCGCCCAGATGATGGCGAAGCCGATGCCGGAGTTGAGGAACGTCCAGACTCCATTGAGGATCGCGTTGCCGTCCATGTTCATGTGCCTTTCTGGGCCTCAAGGGCCTCTCTGAGAACCGCCAGCGACTCTTTGTCGGCGACCGTCCGTAGCCGCCGATCCTGTCTCGCATACGGGTCGAAGTCCGATGGCTTGAAGGGCCTGCTGCGCTTGGGGTCGCGGTTGGCGTTGGCGATCAGGGCGCAGACCAATGACGTGTGCGCCCATCGCTCGCGCCCCAGGCCCTCGGCCATCCACAACAGTTGCCGCAGTGTCAGCGGGCCGGGGGCGACGCCGATCGATCCGGCGATACGCCAGACATCGCCCCACGGATCGTCGCGTCGATGTCCAGCGCGTCGATCCGCGTCTCCACCGCCGTCACCGCCGCGTCGATCATGGCCATCTGCTTGGCGACCGCCTTGGCCCGGTCGTTGCGGCCGCGCGACCGGAAAAAACCGATCAGTTCCTCGTAGAACGCCTTCTGCGCCGCCAGCAGCGTCTGGCCGTCGAAACCGGCCCGCACGTCGTCATCGGTGACCTTGTGCGTCTCGAACTGGCCCTCGAGCATGGCGCAGAGCACCTCGCCCAGGAGCATCTCGTCGGTGCCGAGGCGCGTCAGCAGCGGCGGGTCTCCGGCCTCGGGTTGAAGCAGATCGATGTCGAGCTTGGCCTTGACCTTCATGGCCGTGCCGAGGGTCAAGGTGAGCGTCCAGGTCCGTCCGGCTGCATCAGTGAACGTCTTCATCAGGCCACCTCCACCCAGGAATCGAACACGGCAAGCTTGGCGGTCACGCTGACCGTCACGCCCTCTTCCAACGGCTCGTTGCGGCTGAAGTTGGTGATGCTGAAGTCGCCCAGCGGCCCCTCGGTGCCCGAGGCGGTGCGGTCGCCGGTCAGCACGGCCAGGCGGATCGTGCCCGCCGAGAGGAACGCGGTCTTGACCGCGTCGAACCCGGCGTCACCCGGTTTCCAGAGCATCTCGAACTCGGCGGTGCATTCGCGCAACGTCGGCGCGGTCGCCCGCCAGCCCTGGTTGGCGCGGGTGGTGACATCGGCCTCGCCCGCTTCGAGGTTCAACGTCACGTCCTTGACGTTGGCCATCTCGGTGAGCGTGTTGAGGGCCGCGCCCGCCGCCCCCTGGTAAATCTTGGCGTTCATGCCCAACAGGAATTCTTGCGACATGCTTCGATCTCCTTATCGAACGCTGTCTCGCCACATGGCGGGCAGCTGAGGTTTCTCTTTCTCGAATGCCGGTCCCATGTAGGGCCGGGCCTTGTACGTCGTGCGCTTTCGTTTGCCTCGACGCTTGAGCGTCGTCTTGCCGCCGTACTCCAGCAGAGGCGGCGCTTCGCCGCGTCCCTTCTGGTTCAGTCGCGTCGGGCCGATCACCACGCTGCGGGCGTCGGTGTCGTAGCCGAAGAAGATGAACTTCTTCAGCAGCCCCGTGTGTGAGCTCGGCGGCGATCCAGGCGGCGCGGGCTTCTTGCGTTTGCGGATGCTGCTCTTGGCCGACCGCCGCACGAACGCCCCGAACTTCGAGAGCACCTTCCGCGAGGCGGCGTCCACCTTCGAGATCACCGCCTTGCGGTCGAAGAACAACTGCTTGAACTCGAAGTGGATCATCCGATGGCCCTGTACGTCACCGTCAGCACGCTGGTGAAGACCCGCTGTTCGGCCAGATGCTCCGGCGCGTAGACCGGCTCGTTCTGGGTCCGCACCCACGCCGCCCCGGGAACGCCGGGGAGCGCCCGTCGCCGCAGGTAGTCGGCGATCTGGTCCATCAGGCCGCACAGCGCCGCCACTTCCGTGTCCAGGTCCTTGCCGAGCTTCTTCTGCACGCCGATGTCAACTTGCAGGTCGAACTGGCTGGCCGAGCGTGTCGAGCCGTTGATCTCGACCGCCTTGGGCACGACCGAAGCCTTCAGTTCGGCCAGGTCAGCCAACTCGAACTCCGGCAGCACCCGCCGCACGGCGGCAATGGCCGGATCGAACGTGCCCGCCGGAGCGGCGTTCAGTTCGGCGGCGACGGCGTCAGCGATGTCGATGATCAGCGCCATGGGTCAGTCCGCCTTCTTGATCTCGCCAACCAGCCAGTCCACGTCCTGACGGCTTGCGGCCTCCACAGCGGCCAGCGAGTCTGCCAGGCTCACGCCCTTGGCTGCATCGCGCCGCAGCGCCCGCGCGATGCCCGCCAGCCGTTGCCCGGCCAGATAGGCCCGACGCTCGGGCGTGGTCATTGCCTCGATACGAGCCTGTCGGTCCTCGGTAGCTTGCTTCTGGTCGGGCGTCAGAAGCCCCAGCCGTTCCTGCCGCCGGGCTTCAACCTCAGCCTGCCGGTCTTCGGGCGACATCCGAAGCCGCTCGACCACCGCCTGTTCGCTGGGGGTCAATTCCATCTGTCGTCGTGCTTCAGCCATGTGATGCTCTCCTATGCGATGTGGCGCGGCGCGTAGCCGTAAGCCTGGTCGAACGTGAAAAGGGAGTCCCCGTCGCCGTCGTTGATGCGCGCCTCTCGGCGGAGAATCACGATCTTCCCGCCGCCGCTGCCCATGCGGCCGGAGATGTCCATGCCGCGATAGACGCGGACGATGGCGTCCCAGCCCAGGTAGAGATAGGCGTCGTAGTTCAGCCGGAAGTAGCCGAACAGGTCCGTTCGGCTCAGGTAGTCGAAGTAGATCGTGCTCTCGTAGTACGCCTCCAGACCGGCCCAACGCTCGACGATGAGTGTGCCTTGGTAGACGGTGAAGTATGAGTAGTAGTCGATGGAGGCGTAGCCGGTGATTGTGAGCGTGCCGCCCTCGACGTGGACCTGGCCGGAGTAGTAGGCGTACAACGATCCTTCCATCCGCAGATACCCATGCACATAGATGGACGCCCAGTCAGACACGTTCACGTAGTTGCGGACGACCAGGCTTCCGCCGTACTCGACATACAACTCGCCGTAATAGCGCACTTCGACGTTGCCGCTGTAGGAGACATCCACGTCACCGTAAACGCGGCACTGGCTGTACTCCTCGATGCTCACATAGCCGTCGAAGTACGCCGACCCGATGGACTCCACCGAGACATACGCGCCCTGGTAGAAGTACGAGTAGGCGCTCCAGTCCTGATAGAACGAACCGTAGACGTACAGGCTGGACCCATACACCACATCGAAGTAGGCGTAGGGGCTGACCGTGGCGTCGCCTTGCACGTCGACCGACCCACCGTACAGCACCGCAACGCCGCCGTAGACATCCAGCCAAGCGCCACTGGCGATCTCGACATAACCCGACATGTCCAGATTGCCGGAGACGTAGAGGCCGCCCTGAACGTAAAGCGATGCGCCGTTCTCGACCGTCAGCGCCGACCAGATTTCCAGCGTTGCGTCGGAGTCCACCGTGATCGATCTTCCACTGGCCAACGTGAAGGACATCGAGTCCATCGTGACGGTGTGGTAGGCGGCGATGACCACGTCGTCCGTGGAGAGATCGGGGACATTGCCCCCGACCCACGTCGTGGTGCTCAGCCAGTCGCCGGATTGTGCGGAGTAGATCGTCACTGTCTGCTACCTCACGCGAAGATGCGATAGACAACGCCTGTGTTGTTGGTCACGACCCGGACGTACACCTTGCTGGCGTCGTCGATGCGGATGACGAGCCCCTCGTAGTTGCTGGGCATGACCGGGATGTTCTGGCCCGCCGCGTCGCCGATGAAGCAGGGGTAGTAGTTCAGCGGGTTGCCGTAGTTGTCGACGCGAGCGCCCACCCACACGAACCGGCACGGCGTCGAAGTCGCCACGAGTGGTTGCGGCGTGCCCGACGAGGGAACGGTCTTCGTGCCGCCGATGAACGAGGAACAACCGGCCACGTCGAACAGCGGCACGCCGTTCGGCCCGACCTCCACGTCCAGTGAGTTGATCCAGCGTTTGGCCATTGCGTGTTCTCCTTCAGCCGGTGACCCAAGCCACCAGCACCGACGCGAACGCGGTCACCGCCGAACCGACGATCAGCCAGATCAACTTGCTCTGGCGCTTGGCGTCCTGTTCCAGCCGGTCGAGTCGGACGGTGATGCCCGGTCGGCCGTTGCCGCGAATCGCTTCGTCGAGGCGATCCAGCTTGCGATGGATTTCCTCGAACTCGCGCTCGCACGCGCTTCGGAATTCGCTACTGACGGTCGAATCGCTCACGTGTCCGCTCCGATGTCCTTGGTGTGAATGCGGTAGGTCTGCCGATACGGATCGCTCCAGCGCCAGCAGCCCTCGCCGCCCAGGTTCATGACCTCGTATCTCCGCCCGTTGGCCGCGATCAGGTCGCCCGGTTCCGGGTCGAATCCCAGCGCGTCGGCCAGGATCAGGAAGTCCCAGACGTGGGCATTGATCGTCAGGCCCGACTCATCGGCGACCTCGAACCCCGTCCTGCCGAAAGTCGCGCTGACGCTGTAAGCATCCGGCGGCCTGCGGTACTCGACCGGGCTGGAGCAGTGCGCCGTGCGCATCTGCTCCAGCCACTGCGAGCCTTGGCGGAGAAGGTCGGCCATCGATTACTGCTCCAGACGGACGCGAACCGTCGCGTCGGCGTCGACCGTCGCCTTGACCGTCTTGCCCAGGTACTTGTTGCCGCTGGCGGTCGTGGTCGCCTGCTGGGCCGTGGCGTTCCAGTACACCTTCGCGCCCGAGGCGATGGCCGTGCCCGCCCCGGTCGCCTTGGGCACGTCGAACACGCCCGTCACCGCCAGCGCGCCCAGCGTGTTGGCGACAATGTCGCGCTTGGCCACGCCGACCAGATCGCCCTGCACGACCACATCACCGGCGGCGACGTTGCTGCCGGGCGTGTAGTCGATGCTGTTGCCGTCATGAATGAACTTTGCCGTTGCCATGAGTCATTGCTCCTTGTTGGTCTGAAAGGTTCACGCTGCCGAAGGGACTCCGGGGGAGGCTTACGCCTCGCCCTTCATCTTCACGCCGCCCCGGTAATCCTGAAGGGCGACGCCGAAGTCGAAGTACCCTCGGAACTGGATGCCCAGGACGTTGAAGTCCGCCTCGGCCCGCTCCACGGTGGGCTGCTGCTTGCCGTTGAGGAACGCGACCTCGATCACCGGCAGGTCCGACGGCTCGGCCAGCACGTACCAGGCCTTCGTGCTCGACCCGGACATGGCCGCGTTGCCGAGGTAGGTGCTGGTCACCAGGCTGAACTTGCCCGCGTGCGGGTTGTCGTTGGGCTTGGGCTTGTTGGCCGTGGTGGTCTCGTTGACCTTCAGGCTGCTCATCAGCAGTTCGGCCTGGACCTTCAGCGCCGGGGGCACCAGCAGCGTGCGTGGCTCGATGGCCAGTGGGTTGCCGTCGGGGTCGACCTGCTCAAGGAACATCAGTTCCGCCGCCGTCAGGCCGTCGATGGACAGCGCCGTGTCCGCGCCCGCCTGGTAGTTCTTGTGGCCGACGGTGAAGAACGCGGCGTTGTCGAGGAACGCGCCCCAGAAGACCTTGTTGAGCTTCAGCGCGCCGCCGCGACCGATGCGACGCGGGACGGCGGTCAGCGCGTCCATGTCGTCGTTGATCAGGTCGGTGCGGGTCAGGCCGAACATCCGCCCGTAGGTCTTGGCCTGGTTGGTGAAACTCTCCTCGCCGACCTCGGCGTGCTTGAGTTCGCCGTCGGGGCCGACCTCCTGGTACTCGAAGCCGCCGGTCAGCCGGAAGCTGGTGACGGCCTTGAAGTCCTTCACGCTGCGCGTGGCGGCGATCCGCTGCCACGCCTGCTCGACCGACTCGAAGCCGTCCAGCAGGAACTTGTTGGCCACGTTGGAGAGGATGCCCGGCAACGTGAACGTGCTGAACGCCGCGCGGAGCACCGACTCGGGGTCGTCGCTGAAGAACCTCGCGTCGCAGCCGTTGGCCCAGGCCGCCTCCAGCAGAAGCTGGTGCAGGCCAAGCCGGTTGCGGTAGCGCTTCTCTGCCGCCTCGACGATCTGCTCGCCGTGCGTCTTGATCAAGGCATCGCCGCGAACGCCGCCGGTCATCAGCGCGGCGGCCTCCAGCACCTTCGGGCCGTTGGCCGTGCCGCCGGTGTGCGCCGCCGGGGCGGCGGGCCGCGAGGCGCGCAGCACCTCCAGTTCGGTGCTCTTGACGTCCCAACCCTCCTCGATGGCCTTGGCCTCGATGTCCGGGTGCTTGCCGTCGGTGACCTTGCGAATGGCGGCGATCCGCTTGCTCTCGGCGGCCGCCTGGGCGCGCATGTCCTTGACGGGGTCGCTGGCGGCCCCGGGGGCGGACGGGGCCTCCTTGCCCTCGTCCGCCCGCGCCTGGACCTCCGTGTCCTGCTGCTTGTCGGTGATGTCCATCGTTGCTTCCTTGCCGTTCATGGTCTGAGGCTCCTTGTCCTGGGCCGCAACGCGGGCGGTGGTGCCCGGGTCGGCGGCGCTGTCGACGAAACTGATCTCTTTGAGCACGGCCCGACGCACCACATGCACGGGGCCGGTGAACTGCTGCTTGTTGACGTTGACCGTGGCACCGGCGGGGATGAACTCTGCCTCAACCACCGCCGCGCCGATGCTGGCCTGCCACGGGAAGCCATTGACGCCGCTTTTAGCCACGTCGCGTGCCCACGAGGTGTCGCGGCTGATCAGGCCCTCGGCGACCAACTGCCCGGCCTCGACCAGCACCCGCTGCGTGTGGCCCACGCCCTGGCGGCGCTCGTGGTCGAGCCGGATCGGTAGGTTCTGCGACGGAATGTCCAGGCCCGCCAGATCGACCACGACTTGGTGCGGGAATCCGGCGATCCGCATCAGGCCGCCGGTGTAGGCGACCATGCGGAATTGCGGCAGAGCGCTATCGCCCTCGGCGGCTTGGATCGTCAGCGGCCCGCGCATGGTCACGAACTCAGGCTGCTTGTCGTTGGTCTTCGACATCCGTGTCGTCCTCCTCTTGGGGTTGCAGTTCTTGCGTGGGTTGGACCTGGGCCTCGGTCAGGCCCAGTTCCTTCATCAACTGCTTCTCTTTGGCCCTCTGGCGCAGCTCGGTCTCCCAGTCCTTGCCCTGTCGGGCGTACTCGCAGGCCAGCGTGGTCGTGTGATTGGCCAGGCGCTGCGCCTGAGCGCTGGCCTCCTTGGCGGGATCGACGTGTTCGGTGCCATCCCAGAACCACTGGTGTTCCAGCGATTCGGCCCCTGCCAGGAACGAGAAATCAGCGAGCAAACGGGCTTCGGTCAGCCAGGCATTCAGCAGCGCATCGAGCACGACGTTGTTGCAGTCGGCCTGCTCGACACGGATGGATTTGAAGTAGGTCTGGTGATCCAGGCGACCGGAGGCGTAGTTGTAGCCCGACGAATTGCCCGCCGCGACGTTGAACGGCATGTTCAGGCAGCGGGCGATCTCGTTGAGCAGCTCGCGCTTGAACTCGCCATAGGTCGTGCCCGGCTGTTCGGCCTTGATCTGTCCGAGCTTCCAGCCGTCGGGCAACACCGTGGCCATCCGCTTCTCAAGTTCGACGATGTCCATCGGCTCGACGGACGCCGCTTCGCCGTTGGCGGGCGCATCGGTGAAAAGCACCGCCGCGAAGTCCGCCGCAGTCTCAGCCGCCCCCAGCACCGCCAGCGTGTAGCGACGCAGTTGTGCGAACAGCGGCAAGGCGGGCGTGATCTCCGGGATGCCCCGGTGCTGGCCTGGCCGATCCGAACGGAACCAGTGGACCATCGCCTCGGCGGGGACGCGGTCGTAACCATCCAGCGCCAGCGTGAAACCACACTGACCCGGATGACGCCGCAGCACCAGGTAGCGCACCGGGTTGCCGAAGCGGTCGAACTGGATGCCGTCCACGGCATCGTCGATCAGAATGCGGGCATCGGGGTTGGCCACGCGGTCGGCTTCGATCAGTTGCAGGTCCAGTTTGATCGGCGAACGCAGCATCGGGTTGGCCGTCAGCATGCCGAAGACCTCGCCGTCCACGGCCTTGGCCATCCGCATCAGCCGCAGCTTGGCGGGAAGGCGGATTTCCGAAGCCCACTCGGCGAAGGCGGTCTCGATCAGGTCATTGGCCTCGGTGTCATCCGAGATCAGTTGCAGACGCGGGCCGGTGCCGACGCAGTCGTTGGCCAGCGTCAGGACGATGCCCCGCGCGTAACTGTTGTTGGCGACCTCGTAGCGGCTGCGATTCCGCAGCGTCTGCCGCACATCCGGCGAAGCGGCCGCGTCGGCGGAGAGACTGTCGGCATTGGCCCAGTGCCGCACGTTGTCGGCATTGGTCACCGCCGCGTCGTACTTGGCCCGAATGACTCGGGCGAAGGAGCGGGCCTTTCGGGTTGTCTTATTGCCGAACGGCCACATCACGCTGCCCCCGGGGGAGAGAGTTTGACCAGCTTGACGCCCAGGCCCTTGCCCGAAGCCGCCTGCTTGCTGGCCAGGTGTTTGTCGGCCGCGATCTGGTCGGCCAGCGAGTGTTGCTCGATGCTGCCCGAATCGCCGGTCGCCTTCTTCGGCCCGGCGGCGTTGTCGCGGATCGTGTTGTCGAGGTTCTCGGCCACCTAAGTCTCCGATGGCGAGCCGTGCATGGTCGCCTTCAGTTACTTACCCGGTGGAATCGAGAACTGGCGGTGAGTCAGAGGTGAATCAGCAGATCGTTACGCATGTAGAACATGGCGGCGGCGATGGAGACTACCGAGCCGTCGCAGCGGTCTGTTCATAGGTCGTCACGCGCCGCCCGCAATGGCGGCACGTGCGGCGGCGAAGCAGACGACCACCCCAGGCACGCCGGGTGTAGAGCACGCGGAAGTGCATGCACCCACAGTCAGGGCATTCCAGGCCACGCTTGGGGACGGGTTCGCGGTTGTCGGTTGGCTTGACCATTTACCGCCTGCTCCTTTGCAGTTCGGACAGTCGCACACGCTGGCGAACCGGCGCGGCCTTGGCGTCCGTGCCCGGCAGGATCGCGCCCTGGACTGAGGCTGCCACGGCACAACCGACCAGACAGTCGAACCAGTGGTTGTCCGGACCGCCCGCGCGAATCTTCCACTCGTCAACGACACGACCCCGGGCCTCGGTCTTCACCCGGTACTCCGCTGTCAGGTGCTCGGCCAGCAGTTGATGTTCGGCGGGCTTGCGACCGAACAATGACAGGCTGCCGGGATCGCCCATCGCCACGGCCAGCCGGGCGTGGACGAAGCTCTTCCAGTAGTTGGTGTCGATCACGACGTGCCGCACCTGGCGTCGGCCCTGCACGTTCGGGATGCGCCAATGGTGCCCGACGCGCTCGCCGGTCTTGCGCTTGTACTCACTGAACGGGATGCTCGACGCCCCGACGTACCGCCCGTGACTCGGCATGATCAATCCGGCGTGGGCGCTCTGACGGCAGAACTGGTAGACCACGTCGGTGGACTGGCCCCAGTTGGCGTCGATCAGACAACGCTCGATCCGCATCTCGGCCCCGTCGTCCCGCCGCCAGCGACGGGCGAGGTATTCGCCGGTGAGTTTTTCCAGACCGGCGTAGATCGCACCCTCCAACCCAGCACCAGGGGCAACGCGAGCCAGCGTCTTCTGGACCTCGCGCAAGGTGAAGACGGGCCGCTGCTGGTCGGGATACGTGCCGTAATCGACGACGTAACCGGTGAAGTCATCCTCCCAGGCGACGACGGTATGGAAGAGCAACTTGCCCTGCACGTCGATGAACATCGTCAGATGGCTGGCCCCGATCGGGATCACACTGCGGGGGTGCCCGTTGATCTTGGCGGCAATCGCGTCGGCGGTGAGTTGATCGGAATCGCCCTCATCCTGCGGCAGCGGCTGGTTCTGGTACTCGGCCCAGAACGCCCGTTCATCCTGCAATCGCAGGTTCATCGCGTGTTGGATCGCCGAGAGTTCATCCTCGTTGTGACGTTGCGGCCAGGCGATCACCGCACCGGCATCCATCTCCTTGCGGTGCTTGCGGTAGAACTCCGTGGCCTCGCGGCCGTCACCGTCGTTGCGGAAGCTGTCGGCCCGAATCTGGGCGTACTTGTCCCAGAGCTTCTCGTTCGAGGGGAAGACATAGACGAGCTTGGTGCGCTCGCCTTGCCAAGCCGGGTGCTTGTCGCGGTCGAGAATCTGGTCGGCCATGTCGCCGGGGCGAATCACCGTGCAGGGCATGATGCCGGAGATCTTCTGGCCCGGACCGGCCAGGTTCAGAATCGCGCCGTTGAGCGTCTCCATCCTGGCGCGGACCTGCTGGTCGCTCCGCGCCGACTCGTCGGTCTGCGGGTCGTCGAGCACCACGAGCGACGGGCGCACCGCTCGGCCGTCGGCCCGCTTGAACTTCATGCCGCGAATGCGGCTCTCGATGCCCGCCACGCGGATGATCGCGCCCGATGCCTTGCTGCCGTCGATGGTCGGCAGCACGATCTCGTCGGCTGTCCAGACGATTCGCGTCGCCTTGCCGTTATGGAGCTGGCCCTTGGCGCGGTTGTGGATTCGCTCCAGAGCGTGAATCGGGAAGACCGCCTCGGGATAGTCGTCCAACAGGTGCTCGTTAGTCTCGAACTCGACCTTGATGCTTTCGAGCATGTTGCGGGCGTGCCCGGCGTCCGAGCCGATCAGGCAGACGAACTCCCGCGCCCCGGTGAGCATCGCCCAGATGCAGGCGGTCTCGGCCAACGTGGTCTTGCCGCTGCCGCGCGGCATGGCCATCGCAAACACGCCGCCGCGCAACACGGCGGTTTCAATCTTGGCAATCACCTTCAGGTGGTCGTCCGACCACGGCAAGCAGAAGGTCTGCGGAAAGTACGCCTCGCAGAAGAACCGAAAGTCGGTCGCGGCCCGCGCCTTGCGCTGTGGATCGACCACCTCGGGGATGTCGCCGATGTCCCGACCGATGGCCGACAACTCCGCGTTGCGGGCACGGGCGGCTTCCTTCATCGCCTCGTAATCGAGGGGTTCCTTCTCCGGCTCGGGGTTGTGCCGCGACCAGACCAGCCACGCGGCGTAGCGCAGCAAATCGACGTGCTTCTCGTCGCCGATGCGGTAGCCCGCCCGGTTGCGGTGACGGCGCAGCTGCCGCTCGCTGATCACCTCCCCCAGCGGCGTGGAGTTCAACATCCGCGTCAACATCGACGGCCGTAGTTGCCGAACGTCAATCGCCATGAGCCGCCTCCCGCGCCAGCCAGGCGGCATAGTGGACCAGGTTCACCGTGCCATCGGCATTGGTGGGCGCACCGGCCTCGATGTCGGCGCGCACCATCGCCTCGGTGATCCGCCGGTTCCCGGCGGCGGCGAGGATTTTCGCCGCCTGGGCAGGCGTCAGGGCCGTAATTCTGGGCGTTTCTGCGGTCATATCTCTAGCCCCGTGGCCTGCTTACGGAAATCCGTAAGTTCTTTGCAGACAATGGCTTAATCGCCTTGATGTCCTGGCGAACGCATGGCTTAATGTGGGTGTTGAAACGAACGTAAAACCAGCAGCCACAAGGAGATAGGCCATGCGAAAGAACGAAAAGAACCACGACGAAACGACGACCACCCAGCGCGACTGGCACGACCTGAAGCCCGGCGACGTGATCTTCTTCGCCACCGGCTGGTACGAGGTCCTCGACGCCTACCCGGTCGCCAAGAACACGGTGGTGGTGAAGCTCGCCCTCGACGAGCACCGCTTCCAGACCTACCGCGTCCGCGTCAGCGCGGGCAGCAAGGCGACCTGCCGCGCCTGAAACGACCAACCCAAACCAAGGAGCCAAGCCATGACCACGACCGAAAACACCCTCGCCAAGATCGCCAAGGAGCAGATGCAGATCGAGACGCTCGAAACGCGCAAGCACGACGCCCTCGACTTCCACACCGTCGCGGTCTGGGAGGCCAAGAGCGCCCTGCAGGCCGCCTACGACGCGGGTCGCGCCGACGCCAGCCCCGGAAGCGCATCGCTGGTCGACGCCCTCCGCGACAACCTCTCGCCCGAGGCCGTCGCCGCCATCGCTTCCTGGCTGCAGCCCGCCCGCACCAACGACGAGAACGTAGACCGCGAAGTCCGCTGGTTCGCCGAACAACTGGCCCAGGCCCTCGGCGGCTGGGACCAGCAGAGCCGCCTCGCAGAAGAACTCGGTTTGTGAGACCCCAACATGGGCCTGGCCAGCCCGAACACGGCCAAAGGAGCAATGACCATGAAGAACAGCGACGTACAGATTGGCGCGACGTACCTGGTGAAGGTTGCCGACAACCTCGTCCCGGTGAAGCTCGTCCGCGAGCACCCCAGCGGCGGCTGGGAAGGCACCAGCGAAAAGACCGGCAAGACCATCCGCATCAAGAGCGCCCAGCGCCTGCGGAAACGCCTGGGCGACGCGGCCCACGGGGCGGCCAAGGTCGAGAAGCCGACCAAGGACGCCAAGGCGGAACCCGGACGCGACACGGGCGAACGTGGCGCGACGGGGGGCCAACCGGGCGGCGACGCCGCCGCGACCGGCAAGGCCATGAGCCTGATGGACGCCGCCGTCCACATCCTTTCGCTGGGCACCGGCGACCCGATGCGCTGCAAGGACATCGTGGACCTGGTGGTGAAGCGCGAGCTCTGGACGCCCGGCAAGGGCAAGACACCCGCCAGCACGCTCTACTCCTCGATCCTGCGCGAGATCACCACCAAGGGCGACGCCTGCCGGTTCGTGAAGACCGAGCGCGGCAAGTTCGCCCTCAAGGACAGCCAGTACATCCGCGAGCAGGCCGCGAAAGCCGCCCGCCAGAAGTAGACGCACATTCATGCCTGCACCTCCGCGACAGCCCCGGCCTCGGTCGGGGTTGTCTCAGTCCGGGCAGCCCCCGGAACCCTCTCCGCCTTCCGCCCCGTGAACTGCTCCCAGCGCTGCACGATTACGTCGCAATACGCCTGGTCGAGTTCCATCAGGAACGCACGCCGCCCGGTCTGCTCGCATCCGATGAGCGTGGAACCGCTGCCGCCGAAGAGATCGAGCACGTTCTGTCCCGGCAGCGACGAGTATTGGATCGACCGCACCGCCAACTCGACGGGCTTCTCGGTCAGGTGAACCATCGCCTGCGGGTTGACCTTCTTGACGTGCCACAGGTCGGTCGCGTTGTTCGGCCCGTAGTAGTTGTGGCCCGCGCCTTCCTTCCAGCCGTAGAAGCAGATCTCGAACGCGCCCATGAAGTCCTTGCGCGTCAGCACCGGATGCTGCTTGTCCCAGACGATCCCCTGGCTGAAGTACAGCCCCGATGCGGCGAGCGGCGCGGGGTAGTTGCCGAGGTTGGCGTACCCGCCCCAGATGTAGAACGAGCCGCCCGGCTTGAGCACGCGCGAGGCGTTGCCGAACCACGCCAGCAGCATCTGGTCGAACGCTTCCTCGGTGACGAAGTCGTTCTCCAGCGGGCGGTCCTTGGCACGCATCTTCTTGCGGGCCTTCTTCGGATCGCTGACGCCGCGCGCCTGGTCGAAGCCCTGGTGATGCAGTTGGGCCTTCTTGTTGCTGAACGAACTGAGACCGGCGGCGATGGCGGTGTTACTACGCGGCTCGACCTTCACGTTGTACGGCGGGTCCATTGAAACCAGGTCGATCCCGTTGCCGTCGAGCAGCCGGTCGAGGTCATCCACGCTGCCGCTGTCGCCGCACATCAGGCGGTGGTCGCCCAGCACCCAGATGTCGCCGCGCCGGGTGATCGGCTCATCCGGCGGCTCGGGCACGGCATCGGGGTCGGTCAGCCCCTCGGCCACGTCGCCGTCGAGCAGGTGGGCCAGCTCGTCCTCGTCGAAGCCCAGCACGCTCAGGTCGTAATCGGCCTGCTGCAGGTCCTTGAGTTCGATGGGCAGCAGTTCGAAGTCCCATTCGGCCAGCGTCGCGGTCTGGTTGTCGGCGATGCGATACGCCTTGACCTTCTCCGGCGGCAGGTCGGTCGCCACGTGGACCGGCACCTTGGCCAGGCCCAGCTTCTTCGCCGCCTTCCAGCGGGTGTGGCCGACGATGATCACGCCGTCGGCGTCCACCACGATCGGTTGGCGGAACCCAAACTCCTTCAGGCTCGCCGCCACGGCGTCCACCGCGTCGTCGTTGACGCGCGGGTTGCCCGGGTACGGCTTGATGGCCTCGATGGGCCGCAGTTCAACATCAAACGTCCTGGTCGTCATGGTTGCACCTCCGTGTGCGTTGTGGGTCGTGGAAAGAAAACGGACACGCAAAACAAACTCTGCCTATGCTCGTGACTGTTCCCGCCGCCATCTTCCGAGGCGCTGGCCTGGAAGTACCTAATCTGAAGATTCGAAGATTCACCCCCCGTCTCACGTACACACACGCATACACGCGGGCGGGCGTCGCGCGATGGGGCGAGGGTGAAAGAGAGAAACATGAAGAAAGAGTTGTTGTTTTTCCTTATATTCCTGCTGTTTTCGCGGTTCTGAAGTTTCACCCTCGGGGGGTGAATCTTGGGTGAACCTTGGGGAATCTTCAGCCGGGTTTGGGCGTTCATGATTCACCCCCAGGCGAAGTTTCACCCTGAAGATTCACCCCGCCCGCCAAGCGGTATGACCGAATGGGCCAGCCCGGCTTCGCCGTCGTGGTGATCTCGATGTCGCCTTGCTGGACCAGCGTCTCCACCAGCATCCCGAAGCTCTTGGAGTCCATCTTCATGCGCTTGAGCAGCACGCTGTGGGGCAGCTCGTTTCCCGGAGCGCTGCGGAGTTTCTCGACCGCCTTGAGGCACTCGGCGTGGAACGGGTTCTCCGCGACGTGGCCCGCCGCCATGAACAGCATCCGCCGGGTCTGGTGCATCATGAACGCCGAAGCCCACTCGACGGCGGCCAGGCCGATGCGCGGCGACTGGTGGTTCTCGCTGATCGCGTAGAGCAGCGCCAGCTTGCGGGTTTGCTCGCTGACACGGCCCCAGACCGTCGTGCCGACCGGGTCGCTCTTGGCTTCCGCCTTGGTGTATTCGGCCTCGGCGGCCTTGCGCGTGTCGATCAACAGCCGCCTGGCCTCATCGGTGTGCTCGACGACGGCAGGCACGGGGTGGATGTCCAGCAGGTTGCCCCGGCGCTCGCCGGGCTGATAGTCCGCCCACCACTTGGCCGTCGCCAGCACTCTTGGCGGCGGCGGGTCGAGGCCCGGCTCCTGGCCCTCCGGTCGCGGCCCGGATTCGAGGATGATCATGCGGGCAAAGAACCCGTTGGTCAGCATGCGCTCCGAGAGCGCCTCGTAGTAGTGGTTGGGGATCGCCGTGCCGTAGATCACCAGGCACGGCTGGTCGATGACGCCCGGAGATTCCTTTCCGGCCTTGCGGCGCATGGGGAAGACGCTGTTGGCCGACGAGTACATCGTCAGCATCGTGCCCATGATCGCCTCGTGTCGGGCGTCCTTGGCCTTGT